AAAAGTTTACTAAAGGAGAGAAGATTACCTATCAAAATGATACTGGACATGTTAATTTTATAGGTGATAAGTATATAACAATGAGTCTTAATCGTAGAAAGGATATTAATAGTATGTGGGGATATAAGGAGACTAATTTATTAATTTACAGAACACATTGGAAGGACATTGTTTATCATGACAGAGAGAAAGTATCAGAGGAAAGTATATACAAATCACAAGAGAATAGGTACGAAGATATACAATGAAGAATGACAATAAGGGAGAACAAAGTATTACTCACGGTGAACAGATTAACTACGTTTGGATAACACTTAAGGAGTTAACTTGTATCATGTGGGAGTATATGAGAAACAGACATTTTCAACAGAAAAATGATACTTTTCCACAGGATTCCGCATAATTGTTGAAAACATTAAATGGTTAATTAAATCTATTAGAGTGTTACTTAGTCTGTGGAAATGTGGAAAAGAAATGTAGTCTTAGCACGTTAATTACCGACTGTCAATGTATATCAGGAAATCGCAATATCCTTGACATAACTAACAATTTCTGGTACAATTAACCTTGTAAGGTATCACAAACCCTTCCTATGATTCTCCCCACTAAGTATAAACAACTCAAAGAAAGTTTTCCACAACTTAACAACGAGGACATGATAGATTTCTGTCAATTTATGTTAGATACGGAACAACATATGGAGGAAAGTAACATTAACCGTATGTGCAATTACTTACTATTAGAGGGTCTATTATACCATGTCCCAGTATAAACAATTAATGTGCCAATGAACAAACTGGCACAAGAGTAGTTGTAAACAACTCCAGGTGATTGTATAATTAAAGAGTAAACAACCAAAGGATCATTTTAAAATGAAACTAACACCAATCGCAGCAAATCAGACAGAAGTTGAAACAAATGAAGGACGAATCTTCTTCAGTTATAAAACACCTGTTGCAGCGTATTTGTGGGGCAAAGGTTACATTAAGACTGAAAAATACTGGTCAGTAACAACTTCCCGCCATATTAACAAGTGGATGGGTAAAGATAACAGCAACGATTGCGACACTGTTTCACAACAATTCCTTGACAATCTTGCTTAAATAATGTATAATTAAGGGGAGGCAATCAGTCTCCCTTTTTTATTACTTACTCGGAGGTAATCATGCTCACTAAGTAACACCCAAGGCAGGTAAATGACCCGCTAAATATAAAGAATTCGCCCCAAATCGCAGTGTTTATGGGGGTTCTCGGTCTTTGGGCGGCCCGTATTATTAAAAAGGCAAACTACCCTAACCTACAAAGGTTCCCAAACGAGTGTGTTACATATAATTCCAAAAAATTTTACAACCCCCTTAGAAAAATTTCCAATTATGAAAAACACCCCAGAAGAAATTTCCGAAGTACGTGTCAGGGCGTTAGAGGCGTTGATAAGGTGCGAGGGACACTTAGAACATCGTATGTACGAGTGTGCAGATTTCTACGCACATAACAAAGACTCTCAGGATGTAAAAGATCTATATACACTGTGGTCTGGATGGAAAGAGAAATTCCCCAGAACCTCGTATGAACAAACTAACAGATTATAGGTTATGAGCAAGAGATTCACAACACGTTTAGACGAAGACGATTATGGGGATCTCATTCTTACAATTCCATACGATGTGATAGAAGAACTAGGGTGGTCTTCAGACACTGAACTAGAATATGACGTATTAGATGGAAAATTTAGACTTAAAAAGAGTGAAGAATGATTAAAGTCTGTCCTAGATGCAATGCAACATGGATAGGACTTCACTTATATTGGGGTACAGGTAAGGATGGGGATCCGCACGATCTAGCAGGTCTAGTCTGTAACGAGGCGAATGATAAAAGATGTATAAATCCTTGTAAGGGTTCTACATCAGGTATGACGTGGGAGCAACGTAGAACATTTTTAGATGAATTTGAGGACTTACTATGAGTTTACACATGAGAGAACAACTAATCAGAGCAGTATTATCACATGCTACTGGCGAAATTGAGAAGCACAAGGCGAATGTTAATGTTTACCTTGAGCATCCAGCAGGTATCGGAGAACACTCAGACATAACAGAAGCAATCCAATGCGAACTCGACAAGATTGCACGTTACCATGATCAGATAGAGGTCATTAACAAGTACTTCAGAGCACCTTCTAAGAATGAGTGAGTTTCATATAGACATTGACAAGGCATTAGAGAATGCTAAGAAGAATGATCTGAACGGTTTTGCCAAGCCCGAGTATCCACGTGGTGCACAGGCAGTCAAAATCGCTGTAGAGAACTGCGAGCAACTCTGTGGTCTTGATAAGACAGAGATGGAGAGTATATCCAAGGGTACATTCACTCAGATGGAAACGCTCGACTCTACAGGTAAAATGACCAAGAAGATTGTAATTGAGTACGATGTCAAACAAAAAGATTGACCCTTGGCAAGATAATACAGAGGCACACGACGTTATTAACATGTGCCTACAACAATTAGGCGAAAAAGTGGAGAATATAGAGAAAAACCTCCAAGAACTACCCACATTTGACAAAGTTTTCGTAAAAAACGAGAAAAAAGGCGAATATGTCCATTTTATTGAGATAATTAAGGATATTTACGAAAGATTGGACAAAATAGAGCAAAGACTGCTATAATAGAAAAAATCCTAGCGGGGCGATCCACAAATGGCAAAGGCAAGTTCAGGGGCATGGGGAACTGGAACATATGTACCAGCACAACCTAAAAAGACAAGACAAGGGCGGGGACAAAACACCAAATTGAGTGCTACGAGTCGTAACAGAGCGAAGAAGCGTTATAGAGGTCAAGGAAACTAGATAAATAAAGATAGAGATATAGTATGCGAAGGTGTCTTATAAAGCGTTACCAGACGGACTGTTCATAAAGGACAGTCCTATTGCTGGTCAAGGTATATTTACTAACAAATATATCGAAGTTGGTACTGAATTAGGTACGTCACATATAGTTTTAGACGATGGACTCTATAGAACCCCCTTGGGAGGGTTTATAAACCACTCTGACGATCCAAATTGTGATAAGTATCAAGTCAAAAACAAGTGGTACGTTGTTGTTATAAAACCAATAATGCCTAATGAGGAACTATTTTTGAATTATACGTTCTATAAGGTATAAAATGGCATTTAAAGAGATTAGTGGAAAGGCAGATAACCTGTCGAGATTCTTCAATGACGTAGGTATAGGTTTTAAAGCCAATCCTTTTACGAAGGATGTTGCCGTCCTTAAGAATGAGAATGCCATAAAACAGTCATTAATGAATTTGGTACAAACTTCACCAGGAGAAAAACTGTTTCGACCTGAGATTGGGTCTGGTGTAAGGGAATTATTATTTGAACCGATGGATCCTATGGTTGCTGACGCAATTCAAGATGACATCATAAATACTGTTGGACAATTTGAACCTAGAATTGAACTATTGGAGGTAGATGTAAATGATCTACCAGGTGATAATGCTTTCAATGTTACTATTAACTATAGAATAGTTGGAGTACCATTAGTAGAAACAGTTGCGTTCGTATTACAGAGACCTGAATAATGTCAACCCCGAATAATTTAACAGCACTAGATTTTGATGATATAAAAGCATCTATCAAGTCATACCTACGAACTAGGACAGAGTTCAGTGATTATGAGTTTGAAGGTGCTACTTTGAACTACTTAATCGATATTCTTGCATATAATACGTATTATACCTCATTTAATGCGAATATGTCAATGAACGAGGCGTTTCTACCCTCTTCCACAGTTCGTGATAATGTCGTTAATATAGCAAAATTACTTAATTATGTACCTAAATCCATTTTAGCGTCTACAGCAGACCTTAAACTGGTCGTACAGACTACACAAACGAGTGGATCATATCCTAGTACTGTTACTTTGGCAAAGGGTGCTGTTGCATCTGGTGGAAATTATATCTGGAACTTAACTGCAAACACTACTGCTGAGGTAAATGCAACTACAGGAATAGCAGAATTTAGTAATTTATTGGTAAAAGAAGGATCTATAGTCAACTTCAACTACATTGTTAATACATTTGCATCACAGAACTACAAAGTTCCTTCGGAAGATGCGGATATAGGTACTCTTGCAGTTAAAGTAAAGGCAAACGAATCCTCTACTACAAGTGATCTATACAACCTAGTGGACACTGTTACTAACCTAACCGCTACATCTAGGGTCTATTTCCTCTCTGAAGGGGAAGATATGCGGTATGAGATCAAATTTGGTGATGATTCAGTCGGAAGAGCACTAAAAGATGGGGAAGTTATAGTACTTGAGTACTTGGTAACCTCTGGACCTGCTGCAAATGACGTAAGTAAGTTCAACTTCATAGGTCAATTAAGTGATAATTTAGGGTCAGAGTACTCTTCTAGCAATACAACGCTAACAATTAACTCAAATTCCACAGGTGGATTTAACGCTGAGACAATAGAATCCATTAAATATAATGCTCCAAGGTATTATTCCTCACAATACCGTGCTGTAACTGCTCAAGATTACTCAATTTTGACTAAAAAGGTTTATCCTAACGCAGATGCAGTCGTTGCTTATGGTGGAGACTCATTAACACCTCCTGTTTACGGAAAAGTTTATATTGCTGTTAAGACTCAAACAGGTGCAACACTAAACGATGCTACTAAAAAGTCCATTGCTGCAGACTTAAGAAAGTATGCGATGGCATCTATCGACCCAGTGGTCATAGATCCAGAGAATTTATACATCTATACTAAGGTATTTGTGCTCTATGATACAGGTTGCGGATCAAACACGTCTACAATTAAGACGGACGTTCAAAATGCCATTAGTCAATGGGCAACTCAAACACAAATCAACAACTTTAACTCTACATTTAGATCACAGTCCTACGAAAAAGCAATTACACTGTCAAACAGTTGCATAACTGACGTTTCACTCCAAACAACGTTATTGCGTTATGTTACACCAGTTACTAATCAAACTAACACTTATACGATTTCTACTGGTTCATCCCTCTATAACTCTGCTCCTAGTAAGGTTACATTGGCAACTGACGGTTCAAAGGAACCAATTCTACTATCTGGTAAGTTTAGAAGTGCTGATAGACCTGGTGTTGACCAGCAGTTTGAAGATGATGGTTATGGAGCACTTAGAACGTTCTATAACACAGGTACTAGAAAGGTATATACAAATACTAAGGCAGGTACAGTTAACTATGACACAGGCGAAATTGCCTTTGGTCCTATCAATATTATAGGTACTGGTACAAACATTGCTACATCAGGTATTTCAATCACTGATTCTTCTTCAGGAACAGGTATTATAACCGATCCAGCACTATTACCAACAGGTTTATCACTACCAGTTCAATTCATTCCTGCTAACTCTTCGACAATTCCTGCATCAACTCCAGGAACAATTATCAATATTGTTAGTCCAGAAGTAACTATTAATGCTGTAGGAACTGCACCACCTCCTACAATCCCACTAAATAGTTTGACACCAACAGTGTTTGATCAGACACCAACTCTGGTTTCAGTAACAGCAGTTGGAACCTCTTCGTCAAGTTCGACTTCAACTGCAAGTACGACAACAAGTACAAGTAATACATCTTCTAGTGGTTATTGATGACAAATATTAACAAGGTATCACAGGCAGTAACAGCCCAGAGTCCCGAATTTATCCAGTCTGACTACCCCCTCTTTACAAAATTCATTGAGTACTACTATAAGTCTCAGGAAAAAACAGGTTTAGGTCAGAATATACTTAATGGATTCCTCAATTATCTCGATATTGATCGATTGGACATCGGGATTCTTGATGGTGCTACTAAGTTGGTGGAAGCAATCACAACTACGTCCGATAAGATTACTGTAGAGTCTGTAGACTCTTTTTTAGCGTCTAATGGTTCTATTCTCATAGGTACTGAGGTCATCTACTATGAGAGTACAACTAACTCACCTAACATTGCTCTAAGTCCAGGTGTTTCATATGAACAGGTTAAGTTAAAGTGGGTTAACCTTGCTTCTCCTATGAACTCCTTTAATGGGTCTGATAGATTATTCCCATTAATTTCACAAGACAATCCTGTTGCTCCACCTTCCCCACAGCACTTAATTGTTAGTGTATATGGTGAAGTATTAACACCTGGTACAGATTATACTATTAGTGGAACTAATATTAACTTCGCTGTTGCTCCTAGAACTAAAACTGCAACAGATGATAGTACAACAACTTACATTACATACTTAAATGGTTTTGTAGAAAGTAATATTGTAGCGATTGATGATATTTCTAATTCATTTGGTGATTCCAAGAGGAGTTTTGCACTTACTAGAAGTGGTGCACCATATGAACCGATTGTAGATGAATATGTCATTGCGGTTTATGATAAGCGTTTATTAACACCTAAAGTAGATTTCTTCATCGATGGTGATGATTTCATCTTCCTTACCGCACCTACTAACGGAAGATTCCTATCATTATACTCTATTGAGGCACCAGTTCCGTCATTTGGTAGTGGAGCAAAGGGTTATGCCCGTGTAAATGACACTGGAGAACTAACAAGTATCTCAACTAACGCAAATGGCACGGGATATAGGTTTGAATACCCACCAAAAGTGTCTATTAACACTGATGTTGGTAAGGGTGGTTCCGCAACTGCCTTAGTTAATGGTGTCAAGTCTATTACATTATTGAAAGGTGGTAAGGGTTATAGTGATAGCAACCCTCCTGTTGTGCAGATACAAGAACCAACTAAGGATGGTTCTTCAATAGCAACTATGAAAGCAACCGTTACAAACGGTAGTGTCAGTGCTATTAATTTGACTGGATCTGGATCTGGGTATACATTTACACCTAGAATTACTTTCAGGCAGCCTGGAGGTGCTACAGTTGCCACTCCAACGCTTAATGCTGGATCTATCAGTGGTGGTTTAACTATAGTTGATACAGGATTTGGATATACAACTCCTCCTTCAATATACGTTGATGAACCAACTGGTACAAATGGTATTAGAGCATCCTTCCAAACTGTACTTGCTGCCGATGGAACTATCGCAAGTATTACTACATTAAACGCTGGACAAGGTTATGAGACCGTACCTAGAGTATCAATCGTTGATCCTGTTGGTGCACAGATACTAGAAACCGTTGTTGACGGTGATGGTCGTGTTATTAGAATTGATTTATTGGATGGTGGTAGCGGATATGATGAAGTTCCTTCTGTTTATATCGTTGATAAGCGTGTAGATGGACAAGGAAATTATGCTGGTGGTACTGGTGCTATTGCTAGTGCGTCTATATTCAATGGTAAAATCACTGATATTAACGTAAGTGCGTTCGGTAGTGGATATTCTGCAGCTGCACCTCCTACTGTTGTTATTCAGGCACCGCCTTCTGCAGAAGCGTCAGCAGATATTGGTGTAAACGAAGTTACTGGATTTAAGGTATTACAGAGTGGAAGCGGATATAATAAAGCACAATTTGTAGGATGTGCACGTTCTGCTAGTGCAATTACATCATATAGTGAAGATGGCAACGCAATATTCTCTAATGATACAACTGCAGCCGCTGCAATCGTTGATACTCCTATAAAATGCCTTGATTCTCTATTTGTCAAGCGTTTATTAGACAAGTATACAGAACAGTTCTTACCTGATGTACCAGAACTCGATTACTCTAAGATCGATGTCCGTACAGCAATTAAGACTGTAAAAGATTTTTATAGTTCTAAAGGAACTTCATTTAGTATTGCTTACTTATTCAAACTACTCTACGGAGAATCAGTAAGTATATCTTATCCAAAAGATCAGATTATTAAACCATCTGATGCAACTTGGTCTATAGACACTATTTTGCGTGCTACTTTAGTAAGTGGTCTTGCTACTGATATTCAAGATGGTCTTTTAGTACAAGAGGCAGATATTGCTGATGCTAACGTTGCTGCAGCATCCGCACTGGTTGAAAACTATATTTCTATTAAAACTTCTGAAACAGAGATATTTGAACTTGTTTTATCAGAAGAAACTATTACTGGCACATTTACTGTACCATATAAGACAAAACTAGCGGAACCATTAAGTGCAACTGACTCAATTATTACAGTTGACTCTACTATTGGTTGGCCAGAAAGAAACGGAGAGTTTGTAATCGGTACTGGTACTGGTGCAGAAGTTGTACAATATAAGGAAAAATCACTTAACCAGTTCATTGAGTGTACTCGTTCATTCAATGGTGTTGTTGAAGATTGGGATTCTGCTACAGAAGTTGCTTCTAACTTCAAGGTTTATATTAATAAAGGTACTTCTCAAGAAGTAGTGATGAATGTTGTTGGTATTGTTGATGCTCAACAAACCAGCCTTACTGATACAGGTTCATATTATCTCCCAGGAGACAAACTAACAGTTTCTAAGTTAGGTGGTACAGGTATTTCTCCACTACTTACAACTTGGTTATATAACGTTAAAAAATTAATCAGTGTTACTAGTATTACTTACGGTGGTGTAAATGACCAATCTGCAACCGTAACTTGTGCTAATAATCATGGTCTATTGGTTGGAGATCAGGTTACCATCTATGGTGCAAACCCAATTATCTACAACGGAACATTCCTAGTCACATCAAGGGATTCTGAGACTGTTTTCCAGTATCAATTAGTACAACCAGGAACTACAATTCCTCAAGGTAATATTCTCGTATCTGTTGACCTTAATAAAGGTAAGTCCAATAATACTGCAATTTTGAATGCTGTTGGACCTTATACTACAAATATACAAAACTCATTCTTTAATGACAACTATACTTACGTTGCTGCAACTGGTATTCCAAACTATGCGATAGGTCCATTCCCTGGATCTGCTCTTCTTCCTGGCAACCAGCGTAAGTTAAACAGATTTCCTGCTGTTCCTACTACTATTTCTACCAAGAATGCTATTGTTAGTGGTTCTATTGGTACTTGGGTTAATGGTGTATCAGTTTGGTCATACAAATCTACAACAACCAAGACCTTCGGTGCTGTAACTGGTATTGATATTAGTAATTCTGGTAAAGATTATGATGCTGCTTCTCCTCCAGTTATTACTATTGATGGTGGTGGCGGTTCAGGTGCTGCTGCAACTGTAACTGTTGATGGATCTATCTCTGAAATCACAGTCACAGCAGGGGGTTCTGGGTATACATCTTCTCCTCTAGTTTCTATTGTTGGTGGAGATGGATCTGGTGCTGCTGCGACTGCTATTATCACTAAGGGTGCTGTAAGCCGTATTTTGATCAACCAAGGTGGTTCTGGTTACACTTCCCAGCCCTCAATTACGATTGTTGGTGGTGGTGGAGCTGGTGCTGCTGGTACTGCATCTGTTAGAGGTCCAATTCAGAGTGTTAATATAAGTTCTGGTGGTGCAAGCTATACTTCTATACCAACTGTAAGTTTATCTTCTGGTTCTGGTGCTGTTGCTCAACCGATTGTAAGTAATGGTCGTATTATATCGATTGCTATCATCTCTGCTGGTTCTGGATACACTACTGCTCCTGAAGTTTCTATACAAGGTGTAGGATTTGGAGCCATAGCAAGAGCAACTATTGACACTGATGGTGAGAACGCAGGTAGGGTCACTAGTATTACTATTGTTAACCGTGGTATTGGATATGTCCAAGGTACAACTCTTATCAACTTAACTTCTGTTGGTCAAGATGCATCCTTTGCACCATCCGTATTCAAGTGGACATACAACCTACAAGCAACTGCAACATTAGATGCTGCTAAAGGTGGAGTATTTGAAGGTTATAATAACCAGTATGGTGGTGAATATGCACACTTATCAAACCCACAAAGATTAAGATACATTCTTGGTGATAATTTACAAGAAATTACTGCTGGAAATATAACTGAGCAAGATAGTCAGTTAACACACTCTCCTATTATTGGTTGGGCGTTTGATGGAAACCCAATTTATGGTCCTTATGGATATACTGATCCAACTGATCAATCATCTTCAATCACTCGTCTTAGAACATCATATAGATTAAAGACTAATTTGGTTTATGATGGTCAGAGTAATCCTTATCCTGAAAGAACTGCTGGTCCTTTACTAAATGCAGAACCTGCTGGTAATTTTGTTGAAGACTATGAATATGTCTTTAACCTTGGTGATCTTGACCAATACAATGGTCGTTTCTGTAAGACTCCTGATTATCCTCAAGGTAGGTACGTATATTTTGTAACTATTGATGCATCTGAAGCTGGTGTTCCTGAGTTCCCTTATGTTCTTGGTCCTAATTACAACTCAGTAGTTGATCCTTGGAACTTAAGCACAAGTGCTACTCAGCAAAATATTCCTATTGGTGTTGTAAGATATCGTGATCCTTACGAGAACGTTGATATTGACGTTGAGAGGACTCCAAATGCCTCTACAAATGCTCTAACTACTGAGAATGGTGAAATACTCCTATTTGATGCTGAAGATACTAATAGAGACGGTGTTATCAGTGCTGATGAGCAAGATTTGACAAATCTGGGTCAATTATTTGAAGAATCACCTTTACAACTATTTGATTACTTCCCTAAAGTTAAATTTGACTCTAAAGTTGATATTGAGGTTGAAACAACCACTAAATTTGAAGATGCATCTGTAACTGGATTCACAGTTGAAAACCCAGGTATTTCTTATCAGGTTAATGACCGTTTAGTATTTGATAACACAGATACTGATGGTAGTGGTGTATCTGCTAGAGTTTCTAGGATTAAAGGTGAAACAGTAGAAGCATACACATTTGAAAGTATTAGTGGTAATAACTTCGGTGTCTTAACTACAGTTGAACCACATAACCTTGGAGTAGGTGATAGCGTCTTTATTGACTACACTCCTGTAATGGACAACACAAATAAGAGTTTTGTTGTTCGTCAGTATCAAGGTATTGAAGAAATTCAGATAACACAAACTGGATCTGGTTATAATGAAGATATTCCTCCTACTATCATTATTGATAGTGATAGTGGTAAGGATGGTATATTACAAGCAGTAGTTACCAGTGTTGGTTCTATAGACACTGTTAATATCCTTAACTCTGGATCTGGATATACATCAAATCCTCGTGTTATCTTATCTCATCCACAGATTTACAAAAAGGCAGATTACTACCTATCCTTTATTAATAATAACAATTATGTTCAAGTTAATGACGTTTTTGTTAATACTAATAAGGAAGTATTCATTTGTGGTAAAACTAAGGATGCATCTGCTAATGTAGTTGCATTTGTTTCTAAATTATCTGCAACTGGTGTTAAAGAATGGGAAAAGACACTTGAAAGTTCAGATGGTTTAAATTATACAGAATTTAATAGATTATATGTTGATGGGGATGCTGTTTGGGTAGTTGGTATTAATAAACCAAATAGTAGTCTTCTTAATGCATATAACCCTGATATTATCCTTTGTAAGTATACTCAGGCAGCAAACGGTCTAAGTGCAACATTAAATTTCCAAAAAGCATATGCTGGTATCTCTGGTAGTACTCGTGGTGATAATGTAACAGTAATTAAGAAGTATTCTGATACTCGTTTCTTAATTGGTGGTTATACAAATACAAACTCTGTTTCTCCTGATGATGCTTTCATAGCATCTATTGATACATCTGGTAATTTCGCTATTAAGCGTAAATTTGCTTCTGCTAATAAGCATGAAAGAATTACTGATATTCATATTGATGGTACAGATGTTTACTTCTCTATGGAGACTGGAGCATCCTTAAATGCTGCTGATACTGATGTTGCTGTAGGTAAATGTCAGATTGGAACCAATGCTATTACTGTAGATTGGATCAATGGTTATAGTAATACATTATATTCATTGCGTGATGTAAGTTTGTGTATGGATGAGTTCCAAGAACTCTATATCACTGCTACATGTCGTCTTAAGTCTGATGATACAACTAGAGACAGTGTATGGGTAGGTAAGATCAATGCTTCAGGTACATTAATCTGGAACTATCGTTATGTTGCTCCTGGTAGAGAAGTTACTGCTATACGTAAGTCTGTAATTGATATCTTTGGTGATCTTAATATTGGTTTCACTAGAGATGACAATACTAATGAGTATAGAACAGTAGATACACTTAAGATTGGTTATAATGGTGTAATTAAGAATCATACAACTACTGAATTTGATGCTGATAATATTGAAGGTTTATATGCACATACTTTAGATGTTGATAATTCTGGTGATATACATGTATTTGGTCAAACTGCATGGAATAGAAACGAATTTGTAGTTCCATTTACTTCCAGTGCACTTACTGATACTACAGCACATTATACTGCTGCTCTTACAAGCACAGGTGATTCATTCACATATGATGCTGCAAATGGATGGGGTAAAATCCTTGGTGCTCAAACAGCATCACCTACCAGTTGGGTAAACACAAATATTAAGTTTACTGCTGCTGAGTTGGGTACAAAACTTGCTGGAGACTTTACTTTAGAGTTCTTCATCTTTAAAGATTCTACAAATACAAATAAATTCTCCCAGCCTAAAGAGACTCTATGTGCTATTGGTGATGGTACAACAGCTACTGGTGGACTACATCTCTTCTATGATCAGTCTTCTGCTGGTCCGAGTGGTCCTTTAACCTTAACTGTAACTAATAATACTACAACTATTAATGCTGCTGGTAGTTCTTTAACATCAACTCAAACTAACTTATATGCTGATAATACATGGCAAGCAATAGCATTAGTTAAGAGTGGTAATACATTCACGGTATATGTGAATGGAATTTCTGTTGCCACAGGTACTATTGCAAATACTGCTTTAGGTGCTAAAGATCTTCACTTTGGTAATATTCCTGGTGCAGATGGTACAACAGGTAGTTTCAGATCTAATGAACAGGGTCAATTCCATATTGATCATTTACGTTTAAGAAATAGAGCAGTCACACCTTCTGTTCCTAGTGATATAACTGCATTACCTACTGCTGGTGCATTTGGTCTTACTTTTGACTGGGGAGATGATGCTTGGTTTGCAGATCATCTGAGTCGTTATGATTACATTGATTATGCTGGATTTGGTATTAAATCTGATAAAGATGCTGATGCTACAAGACTTGGAGACAAAGGTAAGCAAACAAATAGTGGTGTAAGTTTTGTAAGAACTGCTGTAACTCCTGTTGTTGGTTCGTCTTTAACAATGTCTACTGCTGGTTATGCTCTTGGTGATGCTGGTTATCAGTCATTAGACTTTGATGACACTACAACTACAATGAACCAAGATACTGAGACATTGACTTATGTTCAGGATGTTTGGAGTTCTAGGACTGCTACAGTTCCTTCACCAGGTTCTCAGAAACTTAAAGTAACTGCAGTTGTTAAGAATAGGTACTACTTTAAGGTAACACCTACAATTAAGATTGATAATATACAAGAATTAACTATTAACCAAGCATTTAACTTTAGTGTTGGTTCTAAGTTAGTGCTTAAGAATACTGGTGGAACTTTTGTAAACAGTGGTTATATTATTAGAAAGGATACTACAAATAATAAGTTATATCTTGCTGTTAATAATAATACTTGGACTAATGATTTAAACACTGGTAGATTAACAACAGAACAGTTTAATGAGCAAAGTACTTATGGTATTACTGGTGATATTCCTAATGATATTAATGAAATACAGGGTTATACATTCGCAACAGTTAATAATACAACTCCTGGTACTTTTGATATTGATTTAGATGACTATAATTTAGATGGTTTAAACTATAATGCTGGTGGTGGACAGAATCTTGATAGTTATGCAGTATTCAAACCTTATAGTGATGATGATTACTCAGTAAGAATTGATGAAGTTGCTGGTGGATCAGCATATATTGTTGGATCTGTTATTAATATACCTTCTGGTAATATCACTTATAATGCTGGTTATTCAACCGCCCAAATCACTGGTCTAACAGGGGTTCTCAAGATTACCTTGGTTACTAACTTAACTAAGATTCTTCAGGTTTCTGCTGTAGCAAATAGTGATGAAGTCTATGTAATTACTGACACAAGTCATTATCTAAGTGCTGGAGACATGATTTATGTTGATGGCAACCCATCACAGACTGTTGGTTCAACTGTTTATGATGAGTATGATGGTGCATTTGCTGTTAATAGTGTTGTAAGTCCTCTTGAATTTACTTACAAGTTAAAGCAAGCTGCTATAACTGATCCAGCAACTACTGCTGCTAATGTTAACATCTTTGTCAAGTCTCCGACTTTGAAGATGTATTATGGACATCAATATCTCTTTGACTTAAGTCATTCCTCAATGGCAGGTGGAAACCTATCATTTGCTAAGGATAACCTCTATAAGTTGGAATACTCCTTTAACTCTATTGAAAGGGTTGGTACTCCTGGTGTTACTGGTGGTGGACAACCTACTCCTACAGTTAAATTAAAAGTTGATACTGGCGTTGTAACAAATATTTCTTACTACTTTGACCCATCAAGGACTGGTGATGATTCTCCTGTTGTTGCTGGAAGTTATCTTGATGTTGTAAATTCACCTTATAAGGGTACATTTGAGATTAGTGCTATTGCTGGTGCAACAATTACCAGGGGTGCTGACATTATTAAGTTCCCATTACTTCATGAACCAGAGGGTGCTGCTACTATAGCACAAGCTTCTTATAGTACAAGTAGTGTTAAAGCAGTAGGTTCTATATCAGATATCAGAATAGTTAACCCAGGTGGATTCTATACTAAATTACCTATCGTTAGCAGTATTACTTCTAGCAGACAGATTGAAAGAATTCAAATTAATGATCCAGGTACTGAATATGCAGTTGGACAATATGATAGTGTTCCTATTGCTGGAAACGGTGAAGGTGGTTTTGTACAGATTATAGTATCAGATGGTACTGATGCTGATGGTAATGTAATTCCAGGTCAGATAAGTGCAGTAAACGTAACATCTCCAGGTAAAGGATATACAACTGCATCTATTGATATTAACTCTATTGAAGGTATTCTCGGAGCTGGTCTTACTGGTTCAGGTGCTGAATTAGTAGTTGTTATTCCTGCATTTGGTACAGGTGCATCAATCTTCACTAAAGGTGATAAGGTTGGTAAGATTAAGAAACTTAAGAACAATAACTTTGGTTATGATTACCCACATGACTATACTTTACGTCCTGAAATTACATTCCCAATTAATGCTCAGTTAACATCTACAAGTATTCTCGATAGTATTACCATTACTGACCCAGGTACTGGATATTCACAAGCACCTGCTGTTATTATCACTGGAGGTGGTGGTAGTGGTGCTGTTGCTGAGGCAACAATTAAGAATGGTCGATTAGACGTTATTATTGTTAAGGATCCTGGTGCTGGATATTCTTCAACTCCTACTGTTTCATTAAGGTCATCCTTCAACTATGTTGTAAACCTTGACTTAGGATTACTACAGTTTGCTTTCCCACATGGTATTCAAAACGGTGCTGCTGTCACTGTTAGTGTTACAGATACTGGAGATGGTGCTGATTTCCCACTTGCTGCTGGTGCAACAGGTAGATTAAACGCATCTACTACTTACTATGCTATTGCTGGTACTGCAAACTCATTAGAAGGTGATCAGTTGAAACTTGCTATTACTGCAGCAAACGCTGAACTAGGTGATGCACTTTCATTCGTTAACGCTGGTACTGGTAGACAAAGTGTATTAACTGAGTCATTTGGTGGTGCTGCAACTGCTAACGTTGTTACATCAACCTTCTTAGAAGGTGAACTTGTATATCAAGGTGATAGTCTTACAAGTGCTACAGCAACAGGATATGTTTCAGAGAACTCTGGTTGGCAGATTGGACCTAGAGTACTTAAGATTGTTGATTATACTGGAGAATTTTCAGAAAATCAAAGAATTACTGGTGTTATTTCTAAGTCATCAGGTTTGATTAGTGATCTTAAGATTGCTAAAGGTGTTCTTGAAATTGGTTCTATTACTAAGACAACAGGTCAGTTTATTGATGACGTTGGTAAACCTTCTGAAATT